ATCCTGATCTTTGGTTGCATGTACGAAGAAATACTGAGTGTGTTGTATCGTATCATCAAATAGACGGTGAAGTAGTGAAAGAGAAACATCTTACTGGTCTACAAGCACGTGTATTCTTGCATGAATATGATCATCTATTAGGTATCACGTTTGATGAACGTGTTCAAAGTAAACTTAGTTTAGAATTGGCTAATAAGCGTAGAGCAAAGAAGAAACGTCAAAATGCTAAGATGGCTAAAAGACTTAGTAAGACCGTTTTACCAGCGTAATAGATTTTCTTTTAACTCTTTTCTTTTGAAAGTCAGTCATACTGACAATAGGTCCATGTAACATGGTTAATGACTTGTTGTTGAATGTTCTGAGAAAAGGCTTAAACAAAGCCCACTCTTGTTTTAGAAACAAATGAATAGGTATCTGACGATTGCTTTCCCACCACCAAACATCACCTAACTCTAAGAACTTAATACGTTTATCTGCATCGATTATTGCACCATAATCATAGATAGTAGTGACAAGATCGTCACGGTTTTGAACTATCCCTACAAAGTCTTGTCCAGCGTATTGTAACACTGAAATAAACGGATGCGAGTCTGTCAGTTTTGTGAAGAAGTCTATTGGCTTTTTGTTGTCTGTCATTTGTATTAGTATTTATAACTCTCAGATAAATGGTTATATTTCTTGGTTATGACACCCAATGATAAATATATATTATAGGAGATATAAATTTGTGTCGTACACTACATCAGTATATACATATACAGTCAGACAAGTCGTTGTCGTTTTGTCCGGAACAAGCCCGAGGAAATATATGCCAGTTTATTCAAAACCATTAACGTTAAATAAAGGCGTTGATAATCAATTGCAGTTTCAGTTTCTGAATCAGGAACAAAAACCTGTAGACTTATCATCTATTGCTACAGCAAATCAACAAATATCCTTTAGGGCCATTAATTCAGATGGTGACAAGGTCCTTCTAAGAAAGGCGTTGACAGCAGTACTAGATGTCAATGGTATTTTTGTTCTTAACACAACAGCCGCTGAAATTGAAAACATTGCATCACAGAAATGCTATTACTCATTAGAATGGCCAAGTGGTAATCTTAACTTACCTGTTTTTGTAGATTCTAAAGCAGGAGCAAGAGGAGACTTGAACATAGTAGATTCTATTCTACCTTCTTTCGTGCCTTCTCAAGCAGTTACTATCCCCAATGATCAAACATTTCCTTCTAACACTGCTAACGCAAATTCAGATGCAGTTACATACTTTTCTAGTATCATTAACACACAAGATAGTCCTGTGTTAACTACATCATTAGATTATGCAAACTATGTTGGTAACGTAACTATACAAGGTTCTACGTTAATTGACTCAGGTTTTTATGATATCAATTCATTTCGATATGGTAATGCGGCAAACGGTAACAGTGAATCTGGAACGATAGGATACACTATCAATGGGTATCATCCATTCATCAAACTTAAGTTTGAAGCAAATGTGGGTAATATAGTTACTATTTTGGCAAGATAAGTTACCCTGTTTACTTGTTTTAACTCAATCTTTAGTGTATAATAACAACTATGTTTGACATACTTACGGTTATACCGGGCAAAAAGAAAAATACGCAGAGTGGATGGGCTTCATTCAATGCTCCTTGCTGTTCTCATAATGGACATAACCCTGATAAAAGAATGCGTGGGGGAATAAAAGCAGACGGAGATGATTGGCAGTTTCATTGTTTCAATTGCAACTTCAAGTGTGGCTTCAAATTAGGTAGAGCAATTAGTAAACGCACACGTTCATTCTTATCATGGTGTCACATGCCAGATTCAGATATTAACAAGTGGTCGTTGCATTCTATTCAACACAAAGATTTGTTAGACTCTATCATACACAAAAAGAAGCAAATTAAGTTACCTAAGTTCAAAGAACAAGAAATGCCACAAGGTGAATTGATCTACACAGCAAACAAAGATCATCAAGTCTACATTGATTACTTGAATAAGAGAGGACTGCAACACAATGATTATCCTTTCATGGTTAATCCTAAAGCAGAAGGCAGAAACTCTAAGGGTATTATTATCCCATATACATATGAAAACAAAGTAGTTGGTAGTACAATTAGATTCATGGATGATAGAAATCCTAAGTTCATTAATGATCAACAACAAGGTTATGTATTTGGTACAGACTTGCAGAAAGAAGACTGGGAAGTTGTCTTAGTGTTTGAAGGTATCTTTGATGCAATATCAATGAATGGTTTGGCATTAACACATGATACTATTAATGATAATCAAGTTGCTGTCATTAACAAATTGGGAAAACGTGTAATCGTTGTTCCCGATCAGGATAAGACAGGGTTAGGAATATGTGAAAGAGCATTAGAACTAGGTTTCGATGTGTCTTTGCCTAATTGGTCAGAAGATATCAAAGATGCAAATGATGCAGTAATTAAATACGGACGTCTTAATACACTACTAAGTATATTAGACTCCGCTACAAACAGTAAAATTAAAGTGGAAGTTATGAGGAATAAGATTGCTAAAAGAATTTAACGCAGACGTACAAGAATTGTTCTTACGAATGATGATAACAAACGCAGAGTTGTTTGTTAGAGTTACTAATATATTTAACTCCGAGAATTTCGATAGACGATTAAGACCTGTCGCAGAGTTTATGAGAGAGCATTCAGACAATTACAAAGTCTTGCCTGACTCGACACAAATCAAAGCGACAACAGGTCTAGTAATTGATTCAGTTGCTGATTTAGATGAAGGTCACTATGATTGGTTTATGAATGAGTTTGAATCGTTCACTCGTAGACAAGAACTAGAAAGAGCGATCATGGAGTCAGCAGACCTTTTAGAAAAAGGTGATTATGATCCTGTTGAGAAACTCATTAAAGATGCAGTTCAGATATCATTACAAAGAGACTTAGGTATCGATTACTTTGCTGATCCTAGAGGTCGTCTAATGCATTTGAAATCAAGTAACGGTCAAGCATCTACAGGCTGGCCAGTATTAGATCAAAAACTCTATGGTGGATTCAACAAAGGTGAACTACAAATCTTTGCAGGGGGTTCAGGTTCAGGTAAGTCGTTATTCATGCAAAATCTATCTGTCAATTGGGTAGAGCAAGGCTTATCAGGTGTGTACATCACACTAGAGTTAAGTGAAGAACTATCAGCAATGCGTATTGATTCGATGTTAACTGATACTAAAACAAAAGAAGTGTTCAGAGATTTGGACAATGTTGAAATGAAAGTAAAGATGAAACAAAAAGCATCTGGAAACTTTCAAATTAAATATATGCCGGCACAGTCTACAGTTAATGATCTTAGAGCATTTACTAGAGAACTACAAATACAAACAGGAAAGAAACTAGACTTTATGTGTGTTGACTATTTAGATTTGTTAATGCCTGTAAGTGCTAAAGTAAGTCCTAGTGACTTGTTTGTTAAAGACAAGTATGTCTCAGAAGAATTACGTAACTTAGCAAAAGAGTTGGATATAATCTTTGTAACTGCATCACAGTTAAACAGAAGTGCAGTAGAAGAAATTGAATTTGATCACAGTCATATCTCAGGTGGTATCAGTAAGATTAACACAGCAGACAATGTGTTCGGTATCTTTACATCACGCAGTATGAGAGAACGTGGACAGTATCAGATTCAGTTAATGAAGACAAGATCAAGTGCTGGTGTAGGACAAAAAGTAGAATTAGCATTTGATATCGAAACACTAAGAATTACAGATCCTGGTACATCTGCCCCAACGCATAATACATCACAACCATCAGCACAATCTATCATGGATAAGTTTAAAACAACATCACAAGTAGGAGCAACTGATCAAGCAGTGCAAGGTCAAGTAACTCCGGAAGAAAAGAGAGTAAATGGTGATGTACAAAGTACTAAACTCAAATCATTACTGAATACATTGAAAGACAAATAATAACCGTTTTGATTGGTCAAGACTAAATAGTACTAAGGAAATTACACTTATGCAAAAGAAAACTAAAAGCCTGTTAGAAGAACTAGAAAATTTCGGTACTAACCGAGATATACCACATATTGTCGAATCACGTGGCAATAATATCATTACTAGTGCGGTTAACTTAATTGAATTTATAGAACGTAACTTTGACGATTCTCAGGCAATACAATTAGAAAAAAAATTGCTAAGTGCTATTCGAGGAAGAGACAAAAGTCGTTTCTCAAAGACTATAAAGAAATTAGGGTAAACAAACATGAAGTTTGATGATGTAATTATTAATGAATGGGGATTCGGTAGCGACCAGCCTAAAATGTCAGGCAGTGCCGGTGGAACTCGTAGAGATAAAAAAGCAAAGAAAATTTTCCTAGATAACTTTATGAGTGAGATATTATTATCTCTTGAGTCAGCTATTTCAGCAGGTCTAATTAGAGCGCCGATGGCCGCTGACTCTAATCAACCCAACAATATGGCTCCTCAGACACCGTCGCCCATGAGTGAAACTTATCTTAAACTTGACAGTCTAATAGAATCGATCATTGGTAAAGACTTGCAAGAAGGCGAAGAGGCGAGAGACTTAAAGACTTTCTTAAGAGACTGGTATGGCCAATGGATGACCGGTGTACCTCTTAGAAAAACGAAAGACACCTCTGATCAGATTATTGAGGAGATCTTTAAGGTATATAATGCATCCAAGAATCCAAACAGACCTGTGATTGATAGAAAGTTACTTACTAAATTAGCAAATGCATCATATGCCGCATCAACTTCTCATGGGCAGAGGCCAAATACTGGTACTGATCGTACTAGCGTAGATAGGACTCAGTATATGCCTTCTTATAGTTCCAGCCAGCAGGCTCCTACTAATGATAATTCAGAGAAGCAGGCTAGCGGCACAGGGTCTTTACCACTACCCGGCGATGCGACACCAACAACTGGTA